ATCTACTGCTTCCTGTCCTTTCATTACTAGATTGTGTAACTGAGCACGAGTTGTCTCATAGTCTTGTTTGACATCCTCGGTCTCTGTTTTTTTCAAGGTAGGTTTTACTTTCTCAACATGCTTCTGAAGTTCTGTTGGTTCAGTTCCAAAAGCATCATTGAGTCCTTCAAATGGATTTGCCATATCAAATTGCCTCGTCTTGTCCGCTTACAGGGTTTCGTTTCTTGTTATCAGTAAAGTCTGTATCTGTAATACCGAATCCGAAATCATCATCAGCATCTGCTGTAAGAGGATCTGGTTGTACAATATAACGAACCTGTCTTGGTGCGTTTGTTGTATCTGTATCTGTATAGATATCGGTAATTGCCTTCTTGATAACCTTCTTGTCTGTAACAGGACCGTAGAGGTATGTCTTTACAGTAAACTGTAAAGTGTAAATAATTGCTCTTCGAGATGCGAAATCGCCCTCGTAAGTATCTTCATATTCAACACTACTCAAAACTACAGGAACATCCTTAGTCTCATTCATGTCTGGCAACAATTTAATTGGCAGATTATAATGAGGTTGAAAGTTTGGGAGAATTTGTTCGAGAATCTGCAATCCATCCTCCTGATTCTTTGAAATGATCGCTAATTCAAAGGATAGATTATACGGAACAGGCATGAAAACATTGCGATTCTCATCTGTATCTTTTGCGACTCGTATCTTTTGAGTGGGAGATACTTTTCTTGTGCTGTCATAAGAGATGCCATTGATCTCAAAAGAGATTCTTGGCAATGTAATCTGCACTCTTTTGTTTGTGGGATCTGGATTTTGATCCAAACGTGCTAAAAACTTTTGCTTTGGTCCATACGCCAAAGGCACCTTCATTGTTTCTGTAGAACGACGAAGTTCAATATTATTAAATAGGGTGCCGAATGCAACGACAGTCTTCCTAAAAATTTCGTGATATGAATATGTGCCTAACATCAGATTGTAGTGTCAGTAGTGGAACCAATTGAACCGAAGGGATTACCTTCAGAGAAATCTATAATATCGTCATCAGCAGTTTCAAAGGAGAAGTTCTGATCGATAGTATCATTAGTATTGACATTATTTAGTGTATTGTATGATGCAGTAGTCCAAGCAGCACTGGAAGTTTGACCAGTAACAGTTTCAGGAATAGTGAAAATACCAGATCTATTATAAACTTGTAGTTGTCTGTTTGAGGAATCCCAAGACTTAACTTCCGCAGTTACATTAGATGTACCACCAGCAACAATTTCACCAACAGTAAAGTCACCTGTTCCACCAAGAGCGAAGTTGACAGTAACAGCGTTAGCGAAGGTGGTTTCAATAGCATCAATCTCTGTAACACCAGTATCGAGTGCTTCGTCTGAGTATTCAAAGAGTTCGCATTGACATTCCCAAACAAATCCTTTACCAAGTTGATAGAAAGGTCTCTCTGCTTCTACAAACTTGATTTCAAAAAGGTGTTTTGTAACAGGGAACCAAATTAAATCACCTTCATTAGGACGACCTTCTACATTTAATGTAGCATTATCATCTACCTTTTCAGTGAATTTTTCACGAGAGAAAATAAAAGTAGTTTTATCTTCAATACGAACACCAAATTTACTAAGCAGTTCTCCTTGACCTTCCCATCCCTCTACATTATTGACATACGCTCTAACTTGCAATGCTTGTGTAAATCTACTATTCTCAACTTCTTGGAAAATAGTATCTCGATTTACATAAGTTCTAGGTAGATAATAAATGTCCTGCCCATATATTTCAATGCTTTCTACAACCAGATTCTCTAAAAATTTCTGTTCTTGAGCAGAACCATTTGCTTTCAATCTAGATGCATGAGAGTGATTACTCTGAACGTAGTCTTGTGCGGGAGTATTAGAAAATGCCATATTAGCCTACCAGATCCATAGGAGGAATTTCGTATGTGTTACGAACTTGATCTTCAAGGTCTTTCTTAAATTGACTTGCGTCTTCAAGAATCTGACGACCATTGAGAGTAACACCACCTAGCATTTGAATGCCATCATATTTACTTAGGTTACGACCCCATTGCTGTTGGAATAATGCCTCAACATAATCCTTCAACCAGTTATCATTATACATCGCTGTATAAGTTTCGGGATCTTGACGCATCAGTACTTCAACTAAGATATAATCACCAGACTGCAATTCATCAAAATCCATGTCTAAGTAAAGTCTAGCCTGATGCTCATTAAATTTGATTCTACGACTATTGTTATTATTAGTTACCCAATCAAGTGTCTCAAGGTATTGAGATGTCATATAATAATGTAGAATTTGTCCATGCGTCATTGCATAGATATCATTCAAGAAAATTTGATACTTAATATTAAAAATATTACCAGGAACAACACTAGATGCACCAATCTGACTAAACACTCTATTAACTGACATCACTCCAGGTGGAAGTGAGACATAGTTATTATTTTCATACCAGTTAGTTGATGCCAGTTGAGAACTACCTTTACCAGCAGTTTTGATAGCATCAGTTACTTCGATCTTGATAAACGAATTGTAACTACCATTGTAATGGTACTCTTGATAGTAATCAATAGCCTCTTCAATCAAGTCATCTAGTTGCTCAGTAGCAACGTTGATGTCAATCGTGGGGAATCCCAAACGACGAAGAGCATAATCTCTTAGTTCGGTTTTAGTTGCGGGTCTAGTTGCTGACATGAGTTATCAGGAGAATGTGGTGATAGTGAGAGTAGTGACATCATTTGCACTGACGACTTCTCCAACTTTGAAGAATCCGTCAACATTATCAACGGTGATCTGATTACTTCCCAAAGCAGTAATAACGCCTTGAGTGCCACTGGTTGCGCCTGTGACAGTTGCACCGACTTCCATTGTAGTAACGTCAGTCAGTTGCAGAGTTGCATTAGTAGCAACGGTCGCAACATCGATCGTTCCGCCTGCAGCACCTGTTTGAACAATAGTGATTGTTTCACCAGCAACATATCCAGTGCCACCATCATTGATAGTGACATTAATAATGGCACCACCAGAAGCTACAACATCAACTACCAGAGAGGCAGAACCAGAACCACCTGTTGTTGCTCTAGCAGTTCCTGTGGTGTATCCTGTTCCACCTACCAGTGAAGCATTATTGAAAGTCAATACCTGACCAGCGTTAGGGTTGGTGATAGTGAGAGTATCACTCAGTGTGTAATCAGATCCACCAGCATTAATTGCTGCTGCAGTGATAATACCGTTGCTAACAGTTGTATTGACAGTTAGAGCGGAACCAGTTCCACCAGAGGTAGAAACACCAGTTGCAGCAGTAAATCCACCGCCGCCACCATTAGTAACAACTGCAACAACACCAGCACCAGGTGTAGGATCTCCAGAGAGACCTAAGGTCAAGGTGGTAGAAGTTGCAAGGTTGTTAAGCATTGCCTGAAGTTGAGCAAATGCATTGTCCAGTTTTGCCTGAACTCTTGCCTCTGTGTAATACTGATTAGTTCCTTCCGACAAATCAGAAGTAGACTTGCTAGCAAGATTGAGATTTGCACCAGTTGCTGCTGCAACTTTCAGATCTGCTCTCGCATCAGCACGAGCATTAGTGAAGTAAACGTTTGTGCTTCCTTCAGACAAATCGTCTGTATCATGATTACTGATATCAGAAACTGTACCAGTTACATTACCAGTGACATTGCCTGATACGTTACCAGTGACATTACCAGTGACGTTACCAGTCAATGATGCAGTAATTACATTAGCAGCGAAGTTACCAGATGCGTCACGAAGAACAAGGTTGTTTGCCGAGTTATTGGATGTAGAAGCGACGTTAATCGTAGGATTACCACTAACACCGTCAGCATTGGTTAGCGTGATACCTGAAGATGCGGTGACTGATAATGTGCGCTGCGCGTAGGTGCCAGTTGCAGTTCTAGTAACCAAACCAGTGCCAGTTTGAGCAGCAAGAGCGGTAATATCACTGTCACTATAAGATGTTGTGATACTTACGTTGGCAGATCCGTTGAAGGATACTGTGCCAGTAACAACACCCTCAAGAGTAATGTCTCTTGCAGTCTCTAAGGTAGTTGCTGTGGAAGCATTACCTGTCAGAGCAGCAGTGATAGTTCCAGCAGCGAAGTTACCAGAGGAATCACGATTAACAACTGTAGATACAGTGTTTGCACTTGCAGTTGTCATGCTGTCCAGAAGGTCGGCATTCAGGTTGTTGATCTTAGCAGTGGTAGGAATGACCAGAGCAGGACCAGAAGAAACCTGAGAGATGATCTGACCATCTACAGTCAGAGTGCCATCAATGTTGGCATTGGCATCAACATCAAGAGCCGTGCCAGACCCAGTAAGATTAAGAGAACCAGCACGAAGAGCGCCATCTGTACCAGTAAGAACTTCAGAGGAGTTGGATGCACTTGTCAGGAATGCGAATTGTTGTGCGGATCTGTCGAATCCAAAGAAACCAATTTTCGCAGAGCCGTCGTAATAACGGAACTCAATACCACGATCCTTACCGTCGTTAGACGCGGGTGCTGTGTCACCACCCACAGTAATAATAGGGTCATCGATAGTTGTGACCGTAGAATTGACAGTAGTTGTTGTTCCATTGACTGTAAGATTACCTGTAACAGTAAGATTGGACTCAGCAGTTAGATCACCACCAACATCCAAAGTTCCACGAACATCAGTATTACCAGAAGCAGAAGCTACAGAGAACTTAGTAGCACCACCACTGCCTGCAGTAATATTAAGATTGCTATGGAATGTAGCAATACCACCTTGAGTAAGTGTTCCCGAAATATCAGCGTTGCTATTCAGATCCAGAGCACCTGTCAGTTCAGTAGCACCATAAACTCTAGCATCACCACCAACTGCAAGATTCTTCTGAATACCAGCACCACCAGTGAGGCGGAATGCACCATCTGCACCATAGTTACCAGTTAGAGTTTGCTGTGAGTTTGCAGTCAGAGTTGTGACACCAGATACACCCAAAGTATCATTAATCTGAGTTGCGTCACCAACCGTTACTGTACCGATAATGTTTGTATTACCATTATCAGAATCAACTGTAAACTTGTCTACTCCACTATTATTTTCAATAACGAATGATTCATTATTAGCACGAATTCTTAGAGTATCATTGATTCTGGTTTCACCATCAACCTCCAAGGTTCCCATAATTTCAGTGTTACCGTTGTCAGTATCAAC